CCATATGCTATTTGATTTACACTAGAAACAGTTCCTATTATAGCTGTACCATAATTTGAATTGTTACCATCTTTATAAGTTACAACAAAATGAGTACTATCTAACGACGAAACAGAAGCATAAGTAGTAGTCCCACTATTAAAGACATATTCAGAACCATATGCTATTTGATTTATACTAGAAACAGTTCCTATTATAGCTGTACCATAATTTGAATTTCCTTCATCTCTATAAGCTACAACAAAATGAGTACTATCTAACGACGAAACAGAAGAATCATAAGTAGACCCACTATTAAAGACATATTCAGAACCATATGCTATTTGATTTACACTAGAAACAGTTCCTATTATAGCTGTACCATAATTTGAATTGTTACCATCTTTATAAGTTACAACAAAATGAGTACTATCTAATAACGAAACAGAAAGAAAAGAAGTAGGCGCTAAATTAAATTCATATTCAGAACCATATGCTATTTGATTTATACTAGAAACAGTTCCTATTATAGCTGTACCATAATCCGAAACTCCAACAGCCGTATAAGCTATAACAAAATGAGCACTATCTAGCAATGAGACAGAAATATAAGTAGTAGCCGCAGAATGAAACACGTATTCGGAACCATATGATATTTGATTTACACTAGAAACAGTTCCTATTATAGCTGTACCATAATTTGAATTTCCTTCATCTCTATAAGCTACAACAAAATGAGTACTATCTAAAAACGAAACAGAAATATAAGTAGTAGTCCCACTATTAAAGACATATTCAGAGCCATAAGAAATAGCTAAAACCATTGTCAATAATGCTAAAAGTGGATTTTGAGTAATAAAACATAAAGATAAAATACCTAGAGTAAACCATAACATTCTTTTCCGATGTTTTTTTTCTAATTCTTTCTGAGTATTAAAATATATAACATTTTCTTTAACTCCTTTAGAAAAATTCCAATTCTTTTTTATTTTATTTAATATTTTCATATTATGCTTCGTTAGCTACTGCTACGCATCCCCATTTTGCAGTTACTGTGTCATAAATAAATCCAACAATTAAGACCTTTGATATTACTGTTGTTGTTGGTAAAGCGACTCCCTTAGCTTCGAAGTCAGAGCCCCAAGCTATTGCTCTTGCTGTTCCATTATCTTTTATTCTAAATAATAATTTTTGGAAGTTAGTTCCAGTACCAGACATGTTTACATCAGTAATTGCTACTGCCAAAGCTGTGATAGTAATAGCATCATAATTATCGCTATTAATATCTGGAGTAGCATCAGAAGTAAAAGCTCCGACTCTTTGAGTAATTCTTTTATTAGTTAGTGTATTTGTACTTGTATAAGTAGGAATACTTGCACTTGCTAAACTTGTAGCACCAATTCCACCTTGAGCTATTGTAAGAGCTGTTGTAAGCCCTGTAATTGATGTTATATCACTATTAGCACCTTTAGCTGCCTTATTTCCTATTTGTGTTTGAATTCCACTAGTTACTCCTTTTACATAAGCAAGTTCAGTTAAACTAGGGTAAGTTGCCACTGCGGCTGAAACAATCTTCTTATCACCATCAGTTATAAGCATCTCTGATGCTGTTAGATAAGAGCCAGTTATTGAAGTAGCAAATGTTGGTGCTGTAGTTGGTGCATAAGTCCCTAAGTCAGAAATATCTGCTTCTACTAATGCTCTACTTTCCCAACTATCACCATCTGCCATTAAAGCATTCTTATCTGTCGCGGTAGTTACTCCAACATCTGATAAGTCTGATAATTGTGATACTCCTCCAGAAGCGTCTTGAAATGTAGGCGCTGCTCCTGCACCATTCGATGTAAGGACTTGTGTTGCATCTCCTGCGGCTACTGTAGTTGCTACTCCTGCTGCACTCCAAGTTATTAGTTCTCCATCTGTGCCATTAGCTAATCCTGTTACGGGTAATCCTGTTGCGTTAGTTAATACTCCTGCACTAGGCGTGCCAATGTCAGGTGTTGTTAGAGTTAGTCCAGCTAGTGTTAGTGCTGCAGTTCCTCTATTGATTGCTACTTGAGTTGTACCTATATACATTGTCTGGTCAATAGCAGCATAAGTATCGTCTAAAAAGTCTTGGCTAACTGGTATCTGCCAATGGCTGCCTTCATCTCCTCTATAATACAAAACGCAAGTGGTATTTTGTGAGCCACCGTCTGTATTAAAATAAACTTTTCCGACTAAACGAGAGCCTGCTGATGGAGTATAATCAGAAGCCAATGTTGCATAAATCCTTTGTCTTTCTTTATCAGTTACTAAATCACCTAAATTAGATGTTGCAATTAAAACTTCCGAAGTGTCGGCTTTTCTTTCATAAAATCTCCAAAATACTCTTACATCTCTATTACCTCCAGTTTTTTCTACAAAAACATTAAGGTCATAAACCCCTTGCTGTAATGTTGTCCAATCTAACCCAGTCGGACTTATCCATTCTTCTATAATAGTGTCTGCTTCTGCGTTTACACTTGCTGAAACACTAGCAGTCGCTTCTGCACTAGCTGAAAGAGCTGTTTGTTTGTATGCAGCAACATCTCCATCAGCAGCATCAAGCATATAAAATCTTGTTCCGACCGTGGCCACGGCACTATCTACATATCTTTTATTTACTAATTCGTTTTGGTCAGTAAAATCTTCATTGACTGCGTCTAATAGAGGAATACCGCTTGCTATTGTTTGAGGAGTTGTTTGATCAAGTTTTAAGAAATTATCTGGTATGTCGTCAATCATTTTTTTTGTGATAGACAAAAACATCAAATATGTTTTACTGGCTAAATTGTGATCTTTGGCAGTGGTATCTTCTTGAGCTCTTCTATTGTTAGTGTATCTGAACTTATGCCCGTAACTCTAATTATTTCTACATTTGGGTCATCTGCTGGATCGTTATAATCGCTAGAATTAAACCAAACAAGATTAAATTCTCCATCGGCACTTGGGTCTGGTAGCTTTGCCCCATCTCCAGCAGACAAATCTATTGAAGTATCTGCTGAATCGTATCCAGCCGATACGGTTACTTTTCCAAAATTTATTACTGGATCTAATCCCATATTTTTAATTTTTAAAATTTAAAATTGTCCCATTTGGGCTGATTATTATTGTTTTTTTCCCAACATTTGGCACTTCATATCCTAATATAAATCTATTGAAATAGAACAATTCATCAAAGAATGGAAAAAATTCTTTATATCTATCGTCTATTTCTCCTTTAGAAAACTTAAAACTTTTTCTAGTAACTATTATCAGCTTTTTATTACCAGCTAATGGGTTCATGCAAACCTCTGCTCTAACTTCTTGAGGCACAAACCCGTTTGTAAACTCAAATAGTCCAGTTTCCCAATTCAATTTTGCTATTATTCTTGGATTTTTCCCTGCCTCTGATGGCCAATTAAAATTTGATATAAAGGATACACTTTTTAACTGCTCTTGATTTATTTGATTAAATAAAGTTTCAACTTTACCATTAAATTGTTTTAAAATTGTTCCATCTTTATACATTACTTCCCACTCAAATTCTAAAGATGAAACATTGTATTGATCTAAATATTGTTCGAATGATATTGGTAATGTTATATCATCAGTTTCTTTATTTTTAATTTTTACTCCAATATCAATCAATTCTTTGGTTGATTTAGCATAATTAACCATTGAATCTTGTCTTATTTGTAATAAATTGTCTATTTTATTATTTATATTTTCCATAAAATTTGGTCAGGGTGGTATCCCTATAATCTAATTTTATTTGATCTAACCATATTTGACCCTAATTTTAATTAACTTTCGTCATAATTCAGCGTGAAGATAGCTAAAGAAGTATCTCCTGCTGCTGCTGAAACAGTTGTTTCTAATTGCAAAATAATATAATCTGTATATCCAGAAGCTACTAAACCAGATGTTAATCCTCCTCTGCATCTGATATTAGCTGTCGCTGGGTCAGAAGTTGGTATTGCTGAAACACATTTATTTACAGCAGAAACTGGCGTGGAATAGGCACTTGGAGTGGCTGGATCCCATTTTACTGCTAATCCAGTGGCTGGAGAAAAGTTTGTTGATCTCCAAAATTGGACATTGTCAACTTTATTGAAAGCTCCTGTGAATTTTCCTCTTAACCATACTTCGTAACTTTTTGTTCCTGCTACCACTGGGTAGCTTGAATAATTAGCTGCGGTAGCATCATCTTTATTCTTGAAATTAAATAAATTCCCAGAGAGTCCAAGTTCGGTTACATCTCCACCTGCTCCGTTTGTTTGTGCGAATTTGAATGTTGCGGCCATAGTTTTTTAATTAAACTTTATTTAAGTTTCGACCTTTATTTTATCTCTAAATAGGTTAAAGACCCTATCCCTGTTACTTTTACATGCATTCCTCTGTCAAATCTTTTTCCATCTAGAGACTTTTGGCTACTGCTGTTTATTGGTTGCACAATAGTTAATCTAACATCACCTGACGCGTTACCATCACGAACTATGATTGTCCCTGCCGAAACAGTTGATGTCGTTATAACACTTTTAAGAATTACAGGTTTAGTGGAAGCAAAAACTTGTTTTCCTACTGCACCAGATATTCCTACTTCTTTTAATTCACTCATAAAATTATTTTTTAATTAATTTATTTTTTCTCTCTATTATTTGCTTAAAAGCATCATAATATAGAATAATATTGTCAGCAATCCATTTATCAGAAACCCATTTCTTGTTATTTTTAACTATTTCTTTCCTTCTGTCTTCATTATCTAACAACTCTTTAATATAATTATACCATTGATCGAATGTTTTTGCCAATAGAACATCGCACCCATCTTCCTTAGCTTCGATATATGGAGTCACTGCTGATGCTACTATTGGGTATCCTGTGGCAGCGTATTCTTTTAATTTCAAATCTGACTTAGCACAATTAAACGATGTATTAACTATTGGAGCTATCGCTACATCCCACCCATGACTAGCTAAAACTAGCGGGTAATTGTCTAAAGATTCTCCTGTCCAAGTGACCGATTCTCCTTGATAACCACATTTTGGACAAGTTTCATGAAATTCTTCCAAATTAGAGAATACATTCTCTAATTCTTTTTTGACCATTCCCATTGTTTCAAATTTAACTTTTCCCTTGTATTCTTTAATAATTTTCTCTATTACTTTTGAAACTAATTTCAAATCATCAAGATGGGCGTTTCCTCCAGCCCAGCCTATTCTTAAATATCCGTCTTGTTTTTTAATTTGGTTATTATCCCACTTATTTTCATTTAAAAAGTTAGGTAAAACAAAAATAGAATCATTATACAAAGAATATTCTCTAGCTAATTGTGGAGTAGAAACAACTACAGCATCAACTCTTTTTATTTGTTCAATAAATCTATGGATAAATAGCGTTCCTGGGTTCCAGGCCCCATAGCCACCAATATTATGTGGTGATACTGTTCTTATTTCGTCATCCATTTCTATTACAACTGGTTTTCCATTTTCTTTAGCAAAATTCATTGCTTCCACTGATTTCATTGATCCAGCTTCTTGAAATATAATAATATCTGCTTGCAAAATATGTTCTCTTGTTGTTTCTTTGAAATCTACTATTGTGTTCATTAAACCTCTTGTTCTTAAAAAAGAGGCTGGTTGGTAGCATCTGTAATAACCACATCCTCCTTTATCCCTAACAATAAACAAGGCGGTTGGCAAAGCATTATTAAATTCAACATTCTTTGGATTCTCTTCTACGCTTTGTTGTTTTACATATTTTTCTGTTGGTCCATCTGGAGAAGCAAATTTCAATGGTTTTCTTATTTTTTTTTGATTTTCCATATTATTGATTATTATTTTTTACTGCTGAAATAATTATTTCAGAACTTTTTTTAATAAATTTATTTGATTCTTGCCACCAAACTTGTTTATCAACAGGAAAACCAACCTTTTCTAAATATTTTACTATCTCATCTTGGTTTAGATATGTTTCTTTTCTATAATGTTTGTTAAATTCTTCAACGCTTAGATCGCCACCAAGCATTGATCTTAAAATATAATCTAAATCTTGTTCAATTATATATAGTTCTCCTTTTGGTTCTAAAATTTCTATAAAACTTTTAAGAGTTTCTATAATCTCTTTTTCTTTTGTAATTCCCAATATCCCGAATGCATAAATTGTTTTTATAGACCCTTTTTTAAATTTTAAACCATACGGGGGTCTTGGATCTAAAACTAAATCAACATCATTTTTTTTGTATGGCCAAATAACCATAGCATCATCAATTTTTTTCTCTGGAGAAATTTGAATTTTCATAATTTTAAATTAATTATTTTTAATTTTTACCATATATTTTGTCTTCTAAAGAAAAACCTGTTTCTTTTCCATTAATAACATCACTAAATTTTATCAATTCATTCCCAAAGTCTGACTTTTCATGGACTGCTTTTCCTTTTCTATCTTTCCATTTATTAGCATATTTAGGCCAAAAATCTATATAGTAATCACAAGTTTCTTCCCAATGTTCAACTGACAATCCTTTCCCGAAATGTTTTATTATTCCAGATATTACAATTTTACAATCTCCTGGCAAATCAACTATTCTTTGATCTGGTTTATTATATCTTAAATATGGCGAGTTTTTGAAGAAAAAGACTATTGTTCTATACTCTGGTCCAACAAAATTCCTTTTATTATGGTCTATTTCTTTTTCGTCTTCTTTCGTTATATAAATATCATATAATTTGCAAGCTATGGCCCCAACTTCTTTATCAAAAAATAAATCCCATCTATCGAAATAAAGTCTTTCGTCTGCATCGAAATAAACAAACCAATCGTCTGGTTCTGCTTCTGCTTGGGCTTTTTCTAGAGCTAATTGCCTATTAAACCACTCTGCTCTCTCTCTGTCATAATCCCAGCTTTTTATTTCTATAACTTTTTTAACATCTTTATGTTCTTTGCAAATTTCTACTGTATTGTCATTAGAAGCATCATCGACAACATAAATTCCTCCTGTGCAGATTTTCCCCCAATGGTCTAATGTTTCTTTTATAATCTTGGATTCATTTCTAATTTTTGTTAATCCTATTATTTTCATAATTTTTAACTATTATTTAATTAATTCATTAGCAATAGCTAAAAGTTTTTCCGCCACCACTTTAACATCATTTTCTTTTTTTATAATGGCATAATTAGCATTAACTGTTTTTTGATTCCACGCATTATCGATTTGCTCAATAATTTCATTAGCACTTAATAATTTTCCTTCTCCTTTAACTGGTCTTCCAGAAAAATTTGTTAACTTTAATGTTTTATATGTTTCTGGAGTAATAACACCCCCGGTTCCCCACCTGCCATGGACAACTCCAATCTTTCCGGCACATACTCCTTCTATCACTGATCTCCCCATTCCAAAAACCACGTCAGCATCTTTAATTACTAAGTCTGTTTCATAAGTGGGGACAAAATTAGCTCCGATTCCTATAAATTTTGCATCATAATGTTTTGCCACATCCTTTATAATGTCATTTATTTCTCCGTCCACTCCCCAATAGTTTGAATTAACCAAAATTGTTTCTGGTTTTTCTTTTAATTTTCCTTCTTTTTTAAATCTTTCTAAATCGAAACAGTTTCTTATTACTACTGAATCAATATTATAAACAGATTTTAATAAATTCTGGACTTCTTCTGATACTGCTATGTATTGGTTTATATTCATATCCGTGACTGGATGTTCTGGAAAAATTTCTCCAGTTTTTGGATTTGAGTGTATTATCCCATGGCAAACAGCTATGATTGGTAATTTAGAAAATTTTCTTCTTATTTCCTTAGTAATTTCATAATGAGCACAAATCGCCACATCGAACTTACCCTCAGCTTCTTCTAAAACTGGGTTAAATGGCTTTATTTGGTGGCTTCCGTCTCCATTTAGAGTATTTACACATTTAACTCCTATCGCCTCTAATTTAGTGGCTATAATCCCTAATTGTGGGCTAAAGGCTGTCACTTCATGCCCTAAACGCTTTAACTCTGTTGCCATAGTTAATATATACGTTTCACTTCCAGCTAAAATGTCTAATGTCTGGTTCGCTACTAAAATTTTCATATTGTTTTCTTTAAATATTTTTATTAAACAAAAGGAGTGCTAACAAAAGTTTGTCAACACTCCCACAGGTTATAAGGCTATTTAAGGCTAAATAAGTAAGAAGGCGTTATACTTAACTCCACCTTTATTCCCGATAACGTAGAATACAGCACTTGTAGCGGCTGATGCTGTAGATTCAGTAATAGTTACACTACCACTAACATCTGTTTGCTCTGCTGCTGCTGCTCTAGTTGTTATCCCGACAAAGGCAGGAGTCTGTCCTAAGTTATGAGTAACTGCGTAAGGTATATTTGCCGATAAAATCGTGCCGCTGATAACCTGAGCTTTAAGATTACTCAAATAGCTCTTTACACCGCTAGTTCCCGCCATATTAGGATAATAACCTGATACACAATCTCCTCTAGATACTCCCATATAATTATAAGATTAGTTAATTAGATTATTGTTTAAGATTCCAATGGATTGCATGTGCTTTAGCAGCTTGCTTGACTTCCATGGTATATTCACCGACTACCTCCCAATTTTCTGAATCACCTGTTTTGGCAAGTTTTTCTAAGAAGAATGATCTTCCTTGTAAAGATTTGATCAAAATTCTTGAAGAATCAATTACAATAGCCATATCGCTAGGAATCCAACGATCGACAACTACTGATAAATTGATACCTAAATCTGAAACAAATTCCTCTACGGTGAATCCAGCTCTGCGTGAATCCATTGTTGATCTTCGATATTCTTTATCAAAGGCAGATATTTTTTGTTTTTGAGTTCCGCCAACTAATACCATATCTGGATTTCCTCCATCGTCCCAAATTTGTTTTATCATAGCATTTAAAACGCTAGGGACTAATGTTTCTGCTGTCGATGTAATATTTCCGCTAGAAGCATGTTTGATATAGTCGATTAAACCACCCATTGTTCCATAGGTTGAATCTACAACATTAGCAGACGATCTAACACCCATAATGATTGTTCTGTCTAATTCTCTAATCAACTCACGCATTCGTTTATCAATTTGGTATGTATCCTCTGCTCCAATTCCATTGTGTTCAATAGCAAGAGCAGTTCCTGACAATCTTACACCTTTAGAGAAAATTTGAGTGTAATTATAACTTCTTGATCTGGCTACCGATTCATCTTTTGGTCCAGTCATTCCTTGAGGGCGTGGGTTTGAAATAATATCAAAGGCAGCTGTAGCTCCATGAGTTTCAGCAGATGTTCCACCATAACTACGGGTTACTGTGGCAGAAACTCCACTTACTCCTGTAACTTGTAAAACTTCATTTTTGCCTGATAACTGGTCAGTCAATAATGTTCCAGCAGTTACTCTTCCTGCGTGGGTTGTGCTAGTTAAGCACAAGGCTGAACCTGTAGCTGATACAGCTGATTCTAAAATTCTTCCTGCTGTAACAGTTACTGGGTTTAATTCGTCTTCATCCCATTCGTGTTTTGTTTGGGTGACTGGCTTCCCTTCATTAGAAAATCCCAATGTTGATAAGACATCAGCATCATCTAGCAAAATAGCACTTACCATTTCGTCCAAACTAAGAATATAGGTTGCACTTTGGTCGTATGAAGTTGTCATCCCTGGTGTTTGTAGGGCCATAGTATTAAGATTATTAATTATTAATTATTCCCCCTATTTTTAAGTAAATTACCTAAAATAGCTGTTGATCTCGCTGGTCCTGTTTTTCCTGCAATGTTATTGTCAGGAACGCTATTGGGAGATGCTGGACCAGAGCCTCCGATTGGAGGAACTTGGTGATTATCTTTTTTAATTTCGATGTTATCAGCAGTGTCATCTTTTTTGAATGTATTAATAGGAACATTGTCTAATTCTTCATCGAGATAATCCTTAATATCAGCTATACAATCTTCCAAAGAATCTGATGCTGGATTTATAAATCCAAGAGGATTTCTTACAATGGCTTTTTTAATTGCCGAAGAAACTCCTTTGTATTCTTCATCATCCATCAAATCTCTGACTTTGTCTTTAACCGATAAAACTTTGTTTGTTAGAGAAAGCTCATCTAATTTTTGATCCCTCACCCTCAATGCTTCTAAGGCCTCGGGAGTAGCATCGTCTAACTTGTAATCCTCGTTTGAACGATTGCTTTTTTTATTCATTCGTTCTTTGCGAGCATCGTCTTGATGTTTTTTCCATCTTCCTGCATCCCTTTTTAAAGCGTCTATCTCTTGGGGATCCATTTGGATTTTTGTAACATCGTCTTTTAATCCTTCTGGCTGATTTCCACCAGCTGCAAGATTAGCATTAGCAGGCTTTGCCTGACCAGCGGCCTGTCCTGAATTATCAGGAGTGGAGGCTGGATTGTTTTGTTCTGTCATTTTTTTATTATAACATTAATCAAAAAATAAATCTATTTTTTTTCCATTTTTAACATTCTCTACTTTTATTTTACAATAACTAGCACTGATTGGCAAGTCTATTTTTTCTCCCCATCTTCCTGATGGATTTTTACAACCTCTTTTTACAAATTGTTGATTTCCGGCCATATCTTCTACTATAATATCAAATTCTGTTTTTGGGTTATCAAAGTTGGCGTGAACGAACCCCAATTCTTTTTCTGCTAAAATAATATTAGCCTCTCCTGTCGTTTGTTCTTCGCCTAATTCAAAGCTAGCTTGGTTTGGTAATAATGACATATTTTTAATTTGATGGATAAAATAGATTAAAATATTTATCTTTTAAAGGCAATGACAGCCTTTCAAAAATTCTTTTATCTAGTGGGATGCTATATGATTTCATTTTTGTAGCAATGTCTGAAATTATTAATTGTTCAGAAATTACTTTTTCATTAAATTTTTCAAAATTTCCATCCACTAGATAATTCATAGCTTCATCAATCTTTTTTTGATATATTAAATTGTCTTTTTTTGCTGCTCTTATTTTTTCTGATTGCTCTGTCCCTTCTGTTGGCTTAAATCCTGTTGCTATCTTTAATAATTCTGCAAAATCTACCCATCTAATTAATTTGCCAGTTGACGACCAAACTCCAAATTTTTTATTAGGATCTTCATCTGTCGAAACTGCTATTCCAGCTTCATATCTATCTATTGATTTATAGAAGTCCACTAATTTTTGCGTGCCAACTCCAGTGGCGATTCCTCCATATATTTTCATTGTTCCAACAATTTCTTTCCAATATTTATTAACATCGTCATCCATCTTTGTGGCACTTGCTTCTATTCCTCTATACATAGATCCGACCACATTAGCTAATGGTCCTAATGGTATTCCAGATATTGGTCCAAAATTTACCCACTTGTCAATATCTACTCCAAAAGATTCTTCTGCTGATCTTTTTAATACCGAACTCATAGCATACCATCTGACAAATTTTTCCCATTGTCCTCTGGCTGCCCAAGATTTTAAAGTAAAGGCGTATTCCCATGTCCATTGAGAAAATTGTAATCCCATTTTTCCTTTCATTCCATAATGCATTCTTGTTTCTGCCCCTTTTCTATATGGGAATTGTGTTCTATCTAAAATATCCATTATCATTAAATCTTTGGCTTCTTCTATAGATTCTGCTGTATTTTCTCTTAGTTTTTTTGCTATTACATCTTGCAGCGTTGGATTAAATCCAGCCATGTCTATTTCTCTTTCAAATTGTCTATAATCTATTTCTCCATTTTTTATTCTTTCAATAGCGTTATCGATTCTGGCTTCTGCACTATAAGCAGTTATTGATCTATTCCTAGCATCAGCTGAGGCATATGGTTTCATCGCAATTCTGTTTGCTCCTTTATACATATCTACTGCTTTCCCAAATTTTCCTTTTCCAGATGCTTCTGATAACTCTGCTCCATAGGGGACTCCCATTTCCACTAAAAATCCTTTATCTTTCCATTTTTTTATTCCATTTTTTCTATACAATTTTACTCCTTCAATAAACCACTTTGGTCCAATGTCTGGATATGTTAATAGCAATGGTTGAACAGTATTTCTTAATATTGGCAATATTCTTGGCAAACCAAGAGCTCCCGCATAAGACAATGTCATGGCTGTATCTACGACATCTTTCATTATTGTTTCTGGTATTATTCCTTTTGATTTGTTTGATAATTTTTTACCAAAATTATTCATAAATTCTTCTGTTTTCCCCTGATAACCCATTTTTTCTTGTATATAATCGTTAGTGGCTGCTTTAACATTTTCTGGTGCTGTTGACAAAATTTTATTTGAATCTTCTAATGGTTTACTTAAAAAATCTTTTTTTCCTCCAGCTCTAATATACATGTCAAACAAAGCTAATGAATCATCTTCTAAAATATCTAATGAACCTTCTCTTTCAAATTCAAAGAATGCTTTTATTTCTAGAGGCAATTCTGACGATTTATAAAACTCAGAGATACTTCCTCTCTTTTTTAATCTAGGCGAATATATTTCAAACCATTTTTTTGAATCTATATTATACTTTTTAAAAAACTCTTTATATTGTTCAGTCAACCAATCTCCTACTTTTACTAAATCTGCTTTTGTTTCTGGAGATAATGATCCATTTTTTGTAATTACATCTTTATTCCCTTCTATATAAGATGTTATTAATCTTCTTTCTTCTAAATATTTTGGTTTAGCATATTTTCCATAAATATTTCTTGCCTCTTGTCGCCATTTTTCAGAATATATTTTTAATAATCTAGCACCAGTTTCAAATCTTAAATATATTTCAGAATATACAGGGACTCCCATTGTTCTTTCTATCGGTTCCATCCAATATCTAGCTGGATGAGTGTATGATCTTAACAAAACAGATGAATCTAAATTTTCTAATTCAACATCACCTGGAAAGTTTCTAACTGTTTCTGAAACATCGAACGCTTCATTCTGCGTTAATTCAAATATATTATCTTTTCCAGAAATTACTTTTGTTATTGCTTGTAATGTTGTATCTTCTATTTCTTTACTTTTTGATAAATTTAATATTTGACCTGTTTGTTTTTCTGTTACCGCAGAATCTCCGAATCCCTTTAATGGTTTATTCATTACTGACGGAATATTCTCTTTTTTCTCTTTGTTCATAGCTCTCTGATTTATGCTGGTTGTTTCTTCTTTCGCATATGGATCTACTACATTTTTTTCATATTGCTGGCTTGCTCCGTTTTGTTTATTAGCTTCTACTGACAAATTTGTTTGATATTTTGATGTAGCAATATTTTCCATCACTCCTGCCAATGGAGCTTCTGCTACTGGTTTAATCGTAACCGATGGTTTTTGTGTAAATACTTCTGGATTATATTTTATTAGCCCTGCATCAACTTCTAGCTCTGGCCCAAACATTCCTTCTGTTACTTTGCTTTTACCAAACTTATTTGTTAAAAAATCTTTTGTTTTGTCTATCCAAGATTTGCTTATTCTTACAATAGAAACCTTTGCCTTCCCCGCCCCATATGGGACTATTTTTAATTTTATATTATTAGAATTTCCTTTATATTTAGTTGCTATTGATTTTGGAACTGGCATATACTGTATAGATTTATCTGCAGTTGCTTCTAATATTCCTCCCGCTTGTTTTGCTATTGCTCCTGCTTCTGATCCAACCTTTATTTCTTCTGCCACTAAAAATGGATTGTCAACCGTTTTCGTTTTACTAATTGTTTTCACTCTCGGGTTAAAAACAGTAGCGTTAATAGCTTCTGATAAAGAAGCTGTTATCGCTATATCTCCAGCTAATCTTCCAGTTGAATGCACTGCTGCGAAAAAAGGCGGCAAACCAGCCTTTATTCCTTCATCAAATGTAGCTCTAACCCCTTTTATTTCTCCTAATACTGGCAAAGAATATGTTTTGTCGTATCTTAAAGCATCCAGAGCCTTGTTTTCTCCTTGTTTATATCCAAATATTTTGTCTAAAGCTGCTGTTTCTAAATCCATCAAACTGTGGCTTATCGCTAATGGTGCTTTCACTATTTCTTTTGGAAATGCTTTTAAAAAATTCCAAGAAAATTTAGCTGATTCTTTTCCAATATGTTTAGCTTTCTCGGTTCCACTAAGTGAATCCCAATATCCTTGATCTGGCATATCAAATACAGCTCCTGCTAATTCATATGGCCAGCTATTAACTAGAGATCTATTGGCATCAATTCTGGCTGAATCTACTGTCGCATTTTCTAAAGCTCTTTGTTGGTTTTGTTCTATTTGCTCTGGCTGGATACCTAGGCTAATATTTTGTTGCTTTTGAGTATCAAAAGATTGAGGTTGCTGTGGTTCTACCTCATCCAACTTATTATCATAGTAATTATTTGATCTAGGCATATTTTTAACTAAACATATTTTTAAAAGAATTCACCGATGACTTGAATGTTCTTTTAGCAGTATCTAACATTCCAGTTGACATCTTTTCTTTTGGGACTTTGCTAGTTTTAAGTGCTTGTGTGCTAACATCTTTTTTGCCTTGTTGATATGGATTTGGCAAATTATAATTTGTTTCTGGCTGTTGTTTAGCTCTAGCTGGATCGATAGACATTCCCATTTCTTGGTTTATACCAGCTCCTTGCTCTGGTGACATTTGTTCAGAAAAATCTACAGTTTCTCCCACTCCTCTCATTAACGATTGCTCAAAAGAATCTGGCATATTAAAAATTGGTCCATTTATTGGTAAATCTTCTTCTCTAGCATTTATATATTTAGTGTATTCACCCTCTTCTCCTCTTTTATATAGCGATCCATTGGCTCCTTTAGCCCAAGAATTTATTGGCATATAATCTTGAGTTTTTAAAGAATCTCCTGCTATGTTTACATATCCAGCTTCCGCTCTAGAAAAAAGACCACCGGTTGCAGTTGCCTTCAATTGGTTTGTTTTATATGCTCCAGGATGTGCTTCGTCTGGAATTAACATATCAACTGCTGAAAAAGTTTTATCTCCCAATTTAAAATAATTTTTCCCATCTTCTTTATAGTTTACTTTTCCAAAAACTTGTATTCCTTCTATCATGCCATCTGTTTCTGTGTAACCTGTTTTTTCTCCAAATTTACTATAATCTATATTAACAATCTCTCCATTTTTATTTGTCTCGACATAAGCTACAAATCCTTTTATTGGATTTGTTTGATCAAAATTATCTATGGCAGCTAAATTATCAACTTTATTTCTATATAATTGTAGCGTAGATTGGAACTCATTATAATCTTCTGCTGTGTTTTCTCCATTGGCTGTTTTTCTGTTTAAAATTTCTGTCACATCGTTTAATTTTGCTTGATAGCTCGCAATTCTAGCTTCTAAAAATCTTTTAGGGTTGTTGCCCGAAACAATAACATCTTCCTTGGCTTCATTTTCTATTGATTTATTCATGTTCCCAATATCACTGCTTAAAGATATTTCTTGGGCTGACTTTGCTCTTTCGTATGCTGAAATTTTTACATCATAATTTGATGCTTGATCTGTTGACAACACTCCAGATAATTTTATTTCTCTAGCTTTTTCAATTAGAATATCGTAATCGCCAGGAGCCAAAAATCCGTCTTTAGCTAAAGTATTTTCTAATATCGTCAATTGATCATTGATTATACCGACACCAGAACCTCCGCTTTTTTTTCTTATCGCTGGGTTTAAAAATGACACATTAAAAGTTGGCATATTATTCTGATTTTAAATAAATATCTTTTCCTGCTCTAACTATTCTTTTTTCTACTTCGGCAGGATTATATTTTGTTTGTAATTCTTGGAACGATTCCCCTGTTAATTTTTCTCCCCAAACTTGTTTAACTCCTTGCTTCAAGAATTTATCTTGTCCTTTGGTAATTATTTCTTCTGGTTTGTAGTATTTTAATAATTCTGGGCTAAAAATCTTTTGTCCTGGTTGTTCTATTGGTTTTATTGTTTCTATATCATTTGTTACAATTGGGCTACCTTTTGTCAACCCATCGATAGAGTTCATTTCGTTTATTGAGCTGAATCCCTTCCCTGTCTATTCTTTAAGTTGTTCTTCTGTCCATGCACCAGAAAATGGTCTTAAACTTCCATTTTCATATTTATAGACAGTTTTGTCGTTTGGAGCTTTATATAATTCTCCCTCTGATAAAGATGGTGCTTCAAATTTTGGAGCAGTCCCTTTATCAATGCTTAATTTATCTTCTTCTCCAAACTGTTGCTCTGTTGCTTTATCAGATAACCCTGTAATAATATCTGACGCTTTATTAGTAGCTAATTCTTCGGCTGAAACGAATGCTCCTGCTCCAGATTTAATAGCTAAATCCATGGCTGCTTGATTACTCATGCCCTGATTTTCTGCTAAAATACTGGACATTGTTGATAATATGTCGTTAATTTGATTCTGTTTTTCTTGGGCAGCTGATGAAACAATCTTCTGATAATTTAATGATTGGTTTACTCCATAAGTGTCTTGAATAAACGCTAATTCCGATAGAGCTTTTTTTACATCTGATTTTATAGCAAACTGATTTAATATGTCGTTTGATCTCAGGTCAGCTGTTGTCTTCAAAGACTTTTGCTTATCTTGGTCAATTTTATCTATGTATGTTTGCATTTCTGGGCGTTCTTTTAAATTGTCATACCACTTCGTTACATCTTCGAACGAATCGTTATTCAAAATATTTTTTGTGCTTTTATATACCAATTTGTCAGATAGCTCAATGTCATATCTAGAAAAAAATCCTTCTCCAGATCTATCACTTAAATAATCTCCTCTTTTTGTTTCCCAAAATTCTTTTGCTGATTCATATCTAGCATTTCCAATATTTATTGGTGTATTTATGTCAGCATTTTCTATCTGTTTATTAAACTCATTTAAAAGTCCTAAAGCCGAGTTTCCAGAAACTGTCGAAACTGACAGTTGGGTTAATACATTACTTATTTGGGTTTCTGCTTTGGCTTTTTGTAAAGATTGAAGTTGCAAATCTAAAATTGAAACATAATCATTGTTGCCAGAATCTAATGCCTCTACCCTTGAATCATTTACTTTTTTTATTTGTTTATCTATCACTTCTATTCCCCTGCTATTTACTGCGTATGTAGTATTACTAGCAATAATGCTTTTTTTCTGTTCGTATAAATTAGTTTTCAATTTATTCAATTCTGTCTTTATGTTACTTTTTATAGCAATATCTGTTGTTTTTAATAACGTTTTATTTAACCAATTTATCGTTGTTTCTGTTGATTGCACTCCTGCATTTTGATTTGTTAGCTGTTCTAAATAGTCGTCTGAAAACTTTTTTTGTTCGATTTGGTCTTTTAAATTTGATATTTCTTCTTTTATTCTTTTTATTTCTGACCTGTCTGTCTTTGATATTTTTTTTAATTGTCTTTCTCTATAATTTAATTGCTGATCCAAATCTAGATTATCATTCAAAACAGATTCACTAAACTTTCTTTCATCTTCTAAATTTTTTCTTTCTCTGTTTTGGTAAAGCAAATTAGATAGAGAGCTAATATAAGTTCCTAAATTTGTAGCTATTTGTTTTTTTTCTGATAATTTTTCAAAAGCCATATTTTTATTCAGTTATAGCATTGACTGGCATTGCTCCTCCAGCTGCTCTTTGATTAGCTCCAGCTATTGATCCCCCTGGACTAGCACTTGTTCCTCCTTGATTTGGAACTGATGGTAGCCCTCCCCCCTCAGATCCCTCTGTTGGTGGCATTGAAGATTCTGGATTTTGTAATTGAACATTTAAAAGCCCTGGTTGTCTAGCTGTTTGTGGTCCCAAAACAGGATCTGATAAATCTTGTTTCATTCTCTTTTGTTCTATTTTCGGTTGAGGAATGCCTAGATTCTTTTGGGTGGTTGTTAGTGATTGGACACCAGATTGCATTTTATTTAATTCGTCTATTATGTTTCTCAACAATGTTGAAATAATGCTCACTTCGTTTACATAATCTCCCATTATTATTTCTTTAGTTTCTGGATAATAAATCTCTAATAATTTAAAAATATTTCTATTTAGGCTTCTTAGGGCTTTTTGGTATCTTTTTATTTTTGGAGATATTTTTCTGATAACAGATTGTAAAGCCATCGACATAGACCTGCCAGAAACACTAGCATTTTGGGCTGATGACATTAACGCTTCTGAACTTCCAGAAACATCTAGAATTGCTTTTCTTCTTCCTTCTGCAAAATTTCCGGTTGAATATGGATCACCAGATCTTGAGATTGAATCTAGTTCTCCATCGTCTGGGATATTAAATATTTTTGATAAGCCATGAACCATTACTTCCATGCCTTCTAAATTTTTACCTTTTAAATTTATGGTGGATAGGAATTTTATAGCATTAGCTAAATCGTTGTTTATTCTTGTATAAAATAATTGAGGGTCGATTGCATCTTCAATATCTGATTTTCCATATGGAGAATTTGGGACATAAATATTTTTTATATATTCTAGCGGAACAAATCCCCAGTCATGATAATACCAATCTACTAGCTCGTCTTCAATAAATATAGCCATAATCTTATCAGTCCAATATTCATTTTTGTTTAACATTGGTTGATATGTTTGTTGCAAATTTATATTTGGTTGTGATCTAAAAGCTGGAGTGCCTGATTTTTTATTATATTTTTTCAATAATGATTTTACATCTTTTCCTCTTTTCGTTAATTTTTCTCCAAATAATTTTTCACATTTCATGGGAGAAATAGCAGTGGTGTCTATGAACCCATACAACTCTTTAAAATTTTCATCAAGAAATATTAATCTTACATTGGCTGGATTTTCTACATTAAAGAAAACTATTTTCCAATCATTTTTATTTTTACTACCTTTTTTATCAATTAGTGGACCTTTAATAAAGGTATCTCCATAGTTTGACCCAGTTTTTGATAATTCTGGAAATATAATATCATCAGCATCATTATCATCATAGATCTTTTTTAAAAGTTTCTCTTTAAATTCAGCTTTCATTTCTAACAATTCGTCTGTTTCGTCTTGTGACGGACAATTAACCTCCACAGGAGCGTCAAAAAGTAAAGAAGAGAATGTATCAACTATAACTGCACAATAATTATCTGTTCTTTGCGAAGCACCAGGTGGTTCGTCATGATCCCATTGGTCTCCTCTATAAAACTGACCTAAGGTTTCATACCCAACAAACTGTTTTCCAGAAGAACCTCTGGTGGCTCCAATCCCATGTATCCTAAAATTCAAATCTTTTTCTGTTTCTCCTTTATGGTCTATGTATTCGTTTTTTAATTGATCCTCAAAAGCCTCTAGCTCTTTTTTGGTCATATTTTCTTTATACTCCAACATATTTTTAAAATATTTTTTCTTTTATAATAATTTCTTTGGTTATTATTTCTTTATTTTGATTTCTAGCTTTTAAAATGTCTGATGGTTTATCTGCTAATATGTTTAAATCAAAAACTTTAGTTCTGTTTTTAGCTATCTTTCTTTCACAATACCACAAAATCATTCCTAATGCCATAACTTCGTCTTGTTCTAGCTTATTATCTTGCATTTTGTAATTTCCTAATTGCTCTTCTAACTCTGGAATTAGAAACGATCTAAGTTTACCAAAATTAGGATTTAATTCTGTTATCTTTCCGTCTTCATCAGTGGTTATCTTTCTTCTGTCTGTTAAAACTAGAGAAAATAAAAATAACATTTCATCTTTTGGACTTTTTGACACTGAAAAATCATGAAGATTTCTAACTTTCATTTCTCTTAACATTTTTGAAATCATTACTCCTCCCATTGATGAAGAATCATGAATAATTTCAGCATTATTAAAATCATTTTGTAATATTTTTAATTTAGCCAAAGCAGAATATGGAGAAGCTCCTTTAATAGATTCCCGATAAGCTATTCTATAATGAACTCCATCCACTGGTGGCTTTTTGTTTGCATAATTTAATAGCTCTGTTATATCAACTACAAAGAAAACACTAGGATCCCCGGTGTCAGAAAAGCCCCAATCTACGCCTATCATATATTTTCTGTTTTCTTTGCCTACTGTTATCGGTTGGTATGCCTCCCAAAGCCTATCAACAGCTACTGTTGGAAATAGTTTTGCCCCAGATGAAATAAAATCTCCAAAAGCAACTTGCCTATACTTTTCTTTATCTGTCTGTTTGATTGATTCTAAAATACTGTTTTTTTCTTTTTCACCAATAAAAATATTGTTGCTGATTCCACCGATAATGGTAAAAAACCCGTCTTTCAATTTCATTCCATACTTTACGATTCTTTGGTAATAGACATGAGATGGTTTATCTACCTCTGGGGTGCCTATAATATCCATTGGACCACCTGTGTCGAGCAATCTTGATTGTATTTTGGCTGGCAGTTCTTCTCTCAGATGAAGAGATTGTGGGGCCTCATCATATGAAATATAATAAAACTGAGTTCCAGCTAGAGATGATGCCTGATCTTCTCCAGTAGGGACACCTTTTATCATTGAGTTGTTCGAAAACACTACTTCTCTTTTAATTTGCTTATGATCAATCAAAAAACTTTTTATTTTACATTCATTCCTAACCTTTTTTCCTCCCCATTCATAGATTAATTTGTCATTAAAAATATCTACAATGTATCTATAGGCAGCATCAACTTGCATTGAGTGTGGCGATATGTTCAAAGTGGCATATCTGATGTCATGAATATATTTTGGGGGGCCATAACAACCAATTTTATAAAAATTATACCAAATATGCTTAACCGAAGTGACAAATGTCTTGCCAAATCGGTTACCTGGGGCTAAAATGTTCTTTAAAAATGGGTGTTCTTGCATTTTTTCTATGGATGGTAATTCTAATTGTATCTCTTTGGCTAAATCGTGAGCTTTTTTTATTTGGGTTTTGGTGGTGATCCAAAGCCATATCTTTTGTTTATCATGAAAATGCAAACCCAAAAACTCTTCTCCGAAAAAGACTGGATCTTTCCGACCAATTTTTATTTTTTCTATTAAATCTGTTGCTTTTTTTTCATTTTCTGACATTTTATAGGTTATTAGGGTTAAAAACTACTACTTTTTCTTCTAATTTTTTGGGGGTTGCTTCTATTTCTTCTTCTTCTTCTTCTATTTCAACTATTTCTCCATATTGAGCCCCTTGGAGCATATCTTCGTAAAGAGATGTCTTTCTTTCTTCGGCTTTAACTTTGGCCACGGTTATCATTCTGCTATCTCTGGCTTTCATTGATTGGAAAAGCCACTTCATTCTTTCTTCTGGTGGTATTTTTTTTAATAAATCTGGATTTTCTGTTAATTCCTCTATGGTGAAGTCGGCAATTTTTAATATATTTTTTAATGAGTTTTTTTCTAGGGTATTTTCATTGACTTGTTTATCAGCATACTTATCCACAATCGAATTTGTTTTTTCTATAACTACTCCATTAAATTTCTTCATGAATTTATACCAAACTTTGTAACTAATTGTTTCATCGATGTCATTAACATACTCTCTCCAAAATGTTCTTAGAGGTAATGATTTTCCGAATTTATCGTATTTTTCCATTATTACAGCAAAATGTTTAGATTTTGTAATGGATGAGTTTATATTCATATTGGTATTATATAACTAAATGATAGTTTTGACAATTATTATTGCTATGTGGTATAGTTTAAATATAATTTTTTTTATGAACTACGATAAAGGTGGGAAATATATAGAGATAGCCAACGAGATTTTTTGGCTTGGATTTATATTTTTTTCTATTTTTTATCAAGTATTCAAAATGAATATGTAGGGTAACACCCTGCTTTTTTTTGTTAATCATCGCGAGTGGGAAATAAATCAGCCTCATTAATAAGCGGTGCTCTCAGAATCCCTGGAAGTAATAACGACCGAAAAGGGGAAATATGATCAAGAGTTAAGTTTTCGGGGCCTAGTGAATTGAAATATTTACTCGGGCACAAGAATGGGCGAATAGATTCACGCAATGTTTTTTACAACCTCAACTTATACGGGAAAAAAGGGCTATATCGGATTATTAGATTGTGACAAGGAGATGGAAAAATAATTTTCTAATTTAGCCCAAATATAAAAGCCCAATGTGATATTGGACTTTTATGAGATTTTTTTTTATGAGGCTCTGTTTTTGAAAGGTGGATCCGTATGAACATTGACAATTAAGCTCGTAGCTATTTACTATAGCTCTAGACCTAGCTAAACTGCTTATAAATAATATTAGCATAGATTATTGGAAGTGTCAAGTAATTTCGATTAGTGTCCTCTACCTGTCCTCTAGCAGATTGTTCTTTCCAGGGAAAAATGTAAATCGCCATATGTTTTTTCTATATATACAACCTCTCTACCCCTACTAGAGGGGGGGTAAATGACATTAATCTGTTTTTGCCAAAAATAACTTTTAATAAATGTGTTAAACCCAATAACCATGAAAACTCTGTAAATGGTGTAAAACCCATTTGCCACCTCATCATGTGTTCTCTACTATGTGTTGCTCTATTGCTTCCTATAGTGTTTTTTTGTGTCTTACCGGGATAAACAGTGGCTACTAGAAGTGTTACTAGAGTTGTTTTAACACAGGGTAAAACAAAGTGTTTGAAATGACTGTTGTTTGGGAGGGAGAAGTCGTAGAACTTAAAGTTCAAAGATTCTATACCCCCTCTACCTGTTTTCACACAATGGTTAAGCGTAGTGTTAGGGGTGTATAACAGAACTGTAAACACCCCGCACCACTATCTAACCACTGTAAACACAATGAAAAACACCAAGCAAAAAACAAGGTGGTCCACTCCGTGGACAATATGCCTACAATGTAGTCCACTTCGTGGACACAATATGTTAGCACTGCGTGCTAACAAAGGAGCGACACTATGAAACACTGGCGGGGCTGGCGGTTGCGGTGGTGTTGTTATTTTATTATGTAATAACTACCATTTATCGCTTTTATACAACTAAAGAACACTAGCGTAATAAATCGCTTTTAAACATCAATTTTAATCTTTTATCTATCTAGCTAGTATTCCCTCTTTTCCCACTTATATTCCTTATCCCTATAACACTGGATAGCTATCTTTTTAACTGTCTAAACTGTTATTGACCGGCGATATATCTCTTTAATTGTTTGGCTAAAATTTCCTATACCTTTAAATATCTTTATCTCTTAATTGTGGATAACTCACTAATTTTTGCTACCATTATTTTATAGCTTTTTGGGCTATTTTTTTTGGCTGTAGTTAGCCAATAATATGACTTGATAATCTTCTTGAATGCTTGACAATCTCTGCCAGTATGCTATAATTAGAGTATAAATAAATAACATTAATGAATATCAAACCATATGAGAAACTATTATCAAACAGAATTTATCAGAAAAAAACTAGAAAAAAGACAAAACAAAATTGATGATTTAAAAGTCTTTATTTTCATAGCCTTTTCTCTCCTGTTTGTTTTCTTTGTTGTTGGCACGATTGATATGGGAACATTATAATTAAATATTATTAGTTAATAGCTAGATATAATCTTTAATACGCTAGCAATAACTAAAATAGATATAAAATGGCCTGCTTGCTTGACTAGACCCGAGCAAGCTGGCTATTGCCTTTAAAATTAAACACATAAAACCTATGAACAAACAAGAAAAAGAAATCATTGTCAATTTTACTAACTGAACATGAACAAAGAAAAATTACCTTTTTTAATTAAAACAGTCTTAACAATTTATTTTTTAGTAGTGATATATTCTAAAATTTATCATTTTTAAAAAATATGAGAGGATACTATGAAAACCAAAAAAACTTTAATGGATAAAATTAAAATAGCCATTTTAAACATTAATGAAGTACGACTTCAACATGGAGATTTGTTAATAGGGAACGACCAATTGATAGATCTCCTTGCTCAAGTCAACTGGCAAGGAATAGGTTTTATTGAGTGTGCTATGTTAAGGCCATAGTGTTAAACACTCCCACGGGTGACCCTCCCCCTTTTATGGGGGGAGGTGATCCTCTCACTAATTAAACCCAGCACTTTAGTCTGATATAAAGGCAAACCAATCTAGCCTATAATTAGATTTAATAGTTAATTGTATGTTTAATGAAAGTGGATATGAAATACCAAAGATGTCAAAAGAAGAAGCGGATGCTTCAGTTAAAGATATGGGAGAGTTTGTTGATAAAATTAGTGGAGATATGTGGCAAACAACAAGCAGAGAAACTGTTAAACAATTCATCCGCACCATCCGTCTTAAAGATAGAGAGGAGTTGATTGGGGAGATGCCTAAAAAGAAAGTTGTAACAAGAAGTAGTGTTGGAGATTATTATAAATATGAAGATTGG